CCAATGTATTCGGCTGGTAGCTCATCACCACGCGCATACCGAAGTTCCCCATCTCCGCGTAGTGCGCCACCGCACCCGTTCCGTACAATGGCTGCGGCAGTCTGCGGATCACCAGGCCGATCGCCGGCTTGGTGAAAGCCAGGTTGTGCGTTGTCATTGGCGAACTGCCGGTGTACGCGATGAACTGCGACCGCATTACGAAAAAGTCCTTGATCTTACCCACCGTGCCGTCGATCAAGGCCCGCAGCCCCGCCTCGCCGGCAGTCTGGAACTCGCTGAAGCGTTCGATCTGCCGCAATGCGGAATAGGTCGTGGCGTCCACCACCAGGTACTTCGGCTCGGACGACGGAACCATCGCCGTAAACAGTTCGCTCTCTGCCTGATCGATCACCGCTTCCACCAGCGGTGTCCCCCCCGTGCCCACCGGCGCGTTCGCCGTGAACCCGGCAAACAGGTTCAACAGGCTGGTCTCGATGCTCTGGGCGATCGCCACCACCGCCGGCTGCATGTAGACCTGCAGTAAGTCCGGAACCGCCAGTACCTTGGTCACATCCGGAATCTGGAAAGTCGCTTCAGCGTGGGTATTCAACACGATCTGCGCATTCCCCAGATTCGGGTTCTGCGGTTGAACTGTTCCCCCTTCCGCGATGTTGTTGGCTACCAGCACCGGAGGAATCGGAATGTTTACCGTATCCCCCGCCTGCGCCAAAACGGGTTCATAGTCGCGGTTGACCAGGTTACCCATGACTAGGTTCCCGACCAAGGCGGGCAGAGCGTCTGCCGCCACCAGCTTCACGATCGCGCTGGCCACATTAGCTGATGTAATTATCGCCATTCATTCTCCTAAGTTGACTAGGCTCTTCTGCCTGTCTTTTGAATTCAGGCATTCCTGCCTGTCGTGACTATATGCCGCGCAGGTTCTGTGAAGCAACCCGCAGAATCTCCTTCCGCACCTTTTCCGTCTGTTCCGAACTCATTCCCGGCCGGATGTTCTCAATGTCCACGCTCTCGGTACTTTCCCGCGGCGCCTTGTGCGCGCCGGTAATCCCCGACCCTCCGGGTATCCTCGCCGGCAGGAACTCCGGATTCTCGCTCACGAAGTTGCTCAAATATTCCTTGAGCGGCACTTCGCCTTCGTCGCTGTGCGCGAGCAGCCGGCCGTCCTCCGTGCGGAATACGCCCTCGTGCACCGCCCGGTATGCCAGGTCCACCTTCGCAACCCCCAGTCGTTGTAGCTCGGCCCGGATGGACGCGCCTCTTTCCGCCTGCTCTGCCGCCTGCCGGCTGCGCTTGCTCTCTTCTTCCACTTCGTTCAGCCGCCGCTCCAGTTGCTCGCGCCGTCTGCGTTCCTCCACGAGTTCCGTCTTGTAGGCCGGTTCGCTTTTGGCCTGCTGCTCCTGCAGGAACTCCTGAATTGCCTGCTTCACAATCGCTTGTACGTCCGTGTCTTCCATAACCCCTCTTTTGGCACTCTGGCGCACGCACTTAATGCGTGCCGTATCGAGACTCGTCTCGACACGCAGCGTCAGCTCTGTGCGTCGATCTCCTGCGCGATCTGAGTCTTGATCTCCTGGCGCACGTCCGATAGAAACTTAAACGCCAGTTTCTTGAAGACCTGTTTTTTCAGCGTCTCGGATTCGATTCCCAATGTAAGCAGCTTCCGGGCGTCGTCTAATTCATTGCTGAAATCCGCGATATCAAACTCATCTAGTCCTGAAACGTCGATCGAAATGTTGTCCTGGCGAGCGGCCGCTATGGCTCGCAACACTTGCTTCATCGTCTCCTTCACCGCATCGCCATACGCCCGCAACACCTCCTGCGTAATGCTGAAATCCCTTTGTTTGCTGGCGCCCGATTGGTTCTGGCTCGATGAATCCGACCCGGCCGCATGCGCAATCAGATAACACACCCGGTAAATCTCGTCCTTAAGCTGCACCAGATTGTCGGCGGCGATTTGGTAAACCTTGCCTTCCGGCTCGGTCCATCCGAATCGGTCCCCCGGAGCCAATTGGATAAAATAGGAGTCGCCCACGATCTGGTTCCATTCACGGTCCGAGTAGATTACCGGAGACGCGAACAAACCCATCGTCAGCGCCCATGAAAGCGCGTTCGACTTGTTGAAGTGCTCTAGTTGTAGCAGCGCTGCCTTGTTCATTAACCAGAGGCCTTCGGTCACCCGCAACGGAAAAATCGGTACACGGTTCTGGCCGGCCAACCCGTGCAGTCCTTCATCCACTAGCTGCACTTCCTTGTTCTTGAACTGCTGGTACACTCGATAATTCTGGCGGTCGTAGTAGATCCACCGGATCTCCCGAACCCATTCGCTTTCGGTGACCTTGGACTTGCGCAGCGATGAGGTCCGGATCACCGCCCAGTCCAGTCCTCCGTGGTCGTCATAGCTCCAGTTGATCAGTTCCTCCGGCGAGTAATCCACCAGATACGCCCGCGAACGTCCGGCTGCGTCCTCTTCCGCCCGATTACTGGGTGAAACGGGAGAGCGCGGAAAATCCACTACGATGTAACTCCGCCCCTGCACCAGCGTCTGCACGATCCGCTGGCGGAAGAACTCCGCGATAGAGGTGCCCTTCAGGTCGCAATCCTCCGCGAACAAGTTGTAGAAGGCTTTTGCCGAGTCGTCGCTGCCGTCAAATAACAGAGCCGCCTCGCGCCGCATCAGCGTCGCCGCGTACCAGTCGACGATCGAGCCGATATAGTTCTCATAGAACACCCGGCAAAGCCGCTCGGCATAAATATCGTTGGGCTCCTTGTGCCGCCTTACCAGATATTCGAAAGCGTTCTCCCGGATCTGCTCGCCGCCGGCGTAAAGATCCCTGTACTTCTTCCACATCGCCTTCTTGGCGGCATACTCGGGATGTTCTCGGTCGATGTTCACCATCTGGTCCTCAAATCAGCCGCTCCTGGTGGTCGCCGATCGCCGGCTGCGGTCTGCATTCCTGCCACAACAGGTAACCCAGCGCGTCCGACAGATGAGTCCTGCGGCGATCCTTCTCCTTGTCGATTGCGTTGCTCTCCGCCTTGTACGACACCTGCTCGAAGTCCTTGATCAATTCCTTGCACTTAGGATCCACCAGCAGCCGTATCTCGCCGCTCGCCGAGCGCAGCTTCGAGTTAGTCAGCATGATCCGTTCGCGCACGCTCGGGTTGGCTTTGGGCACCTTATACGCCAACCGCGCTCCGTCGTTCCGGAAGTACTCGCGCACGATCTGGTAATCCGAAGCGCCCGTGGTGTGCTGGTTGTTCCCCGATGCGTCGCCATATATCACAACCCCGCTCCTGTGATTGGGAAACCGCTTTTCGAACTCCTCGCAAGCTTCATGTGTGCTGGCGTGCCGCAAGGCGAATTCGTCCAGCACCAGTACCGTCTGTCCCTCGATTTGCGCCACCACCGAGGACATCGGATCCACGTTGAAATCCAACGCCCATAACAGCGGACAATTCGGGTTCACGTCCAGGCTTTTCACGTGATCGCCGCGATCGAAGACGCTATACACAAGTCCCCCCTGCTGGCTCAAGTACTGCCCCAGCGCTTCCTGTTGATAAAAGTTGTCGTCATAGCTGTTCTTCAGCCGTTCGTAAAAGTCTGGAACCTTATCGAGCAAGTACGTGTTCTCGTTGGGAGTCGCCATGATCGCGCTGTATCCCGCAACCGGATCCGAGATGAATTTCTGATAAACCCAGTCGTAACCTTTTGGCGTCCACGCGGCAAAGCCGCAGAGTCTTTTGGCTTGTGGGTCGCGCAGCCGTCCCTCCAGCCGCAGCCACGCGCCCTCTGGCGAATACGTTAGCTCATCCAGCCCGAACCATGCCAGGTTAGTGCCGCGCAGCCGCTCAAAGTCCTCCACTGCCCGGAATATGATGCGCGACCCAGTAGCCTTCATCGTGAGTACGTTCTCGGCCTTGTTGAATACATACGCAAGGTCGCCGCTATCCAAAAGCGCAAAGAATGTCGTCTGCGTGGCGTCGCGTAACATTGGATAGGTCGGTGCCCCGATTAGGCCCAGCCTTCCTTCGTTTGCGTAAGACAATCTGATCGCCTCAAAGCAAAGTGCCTGGCTTTTGCCTGACCCGATAGGCCCGGAAAAGCCCTTGAATCGCGATTCGCAGATGTGAAAGGCCCCCTGTGAAGGCAGCGCCTTGTAGGCTATTTCTTTTTCAAGGAATTCACCATCGCCGATTCTACCCATCGCACCCTGACTTCGCGCGGCTCGTCTGCATCCAGTTCCTTCTCGATCTGCAATAATCGCACCAGGTCCGGTAGCGTCGCCTTCATCTCGGGCGTTCCCAGCTTCGCCTCGATGTTCGCAATCGCTTTCCTGACGATCTGCGCTCTGTGCTTCTGTTGTTCTGTCATCCGCAAACCCTATTCCCGATTTGAGACTAACATCCGAGTCCTCGCGGCCGAATGGCGAAATTGGGCTAAGTGACAGATTTTGAACGCGCAGATTATATTTCTCGACGTGTGAATGAACACCGGTCGTTGTGGCGCATGCGCTCATGTCATACGTGCCGCGTCTTCACTCTTGGGGACGCCGCGGTACGTTCGCCCCACCGCACGGGCAGGCCGTCACCTACTACAATCGGATCGTGGGCAAACGACGAATATTAGTGACGGGCGGCGCGGGTTATATTGGGGCGCACACAGCCCGGCTGCTCCGCCGGCGCGGGTACCAGGTCACGGTGGTGGACGATCTGTCGCGGGGATACCGCCACAACGTGGAAGCGGGCGCGTTCCACCAATTACGCGTGCAGCAGACCGATGCAATGGCCGAACTGCTCGCAGACCACGACGCAGTGATTCACTTCGCGGCTTATATCGCGGTGGGCGAATCGATGCGCGCGCCGGAACTGTACTTCGAGAACAATGTGGGCGGCTCACTGTCGCTGGCCACCGCCATGCTGCGGGCGGGCGTGAAGCACCTCGTGTTTTCCTCGACCGCGGCGGTGTATGGCATACCGCACGCGTCGCCGATTCTGGAGAGCTTCCCGATCGCGCCGGTGAACCCGTATGGCGAATCGAAGGTGATGGTGGAGACCATGCTGCGATGGTTCGACATCATCCACAGGCTGCGCAGCGTGTGTTTGCGCTACTTCAATGCCTGCGGCGCGGACCCCGACGGCGGCCTCGGCGAGGAGCACGATCCGGAGACCCACCTGATCCCGCTGATGTTGCGGGCGGTGGCGACGGGGGGGCCCTTCACCGTGTTTGGCGACGATTACGACACGCCGGACGGCACTTGCATTCGCGATTATATCCACGTGAACGATCTGGCGGAGGCGCATGTCCTGGCGGTGGAGTCGCTGCTGGCGGGCGGCCCATCGGATCGGTTCAACGTGGGCACGGGCAGCGGGCATTCGGTGCTGGAGATGATTCGCGGGGTGCAGGAAGTGACCGGAAGGAAAGCG